TTAATTGTTCATCCATGTTTGACCCTTAAAACAAGAAAACCGCTACCCCCGGAGAGGTAGCGGCCGTCCTGCCGCCCAAGTTTATTTGTAAGCGGAGTTGGTAGTTAAAAAATCTTGGCTATAGTCTTTGCGACTTCGTAACCAATAAGTTCCGCGAGAACTTTGATTTCTTCGATTTTGTCTGAATTCTTTAATTTGAGAGCGCTTTGCATCATTGCAACGCTAATAATGTAGTCTTCAGTGCCCTGGCTTAGTAGAACGTTGGGGTCCATGCCGAGGTTAATGGCGTACCCCGACGCTTCCACGTAAGGGTCTTCGCTCAGGGCTTTTAGAAAGTTTCGTCAGCCTCGCCGTTAGCAATGTTGCTCCAACGGAACAAACGGTTCGCGGTGTCAATCAGGTCGCCTTCGGCAAAGAAGGTCCCAACGACAACATCCGTGGCACGATTTGCTTCAAGGCCAAGGGCGTCTGCCATTGTCTCGTCAAACCGCGTCCAAGTGCCGTTAGGGTCGTTGGGGCGAAGAGACAACTTGTTGTCCCGGTCACCGTCTACAACGGCGTAAACGCCAATACAGGCGTCGTACAGCATCTCCGCGTTAGCCAAGAAAGACCAGTCAGTGTTAGTGTCTTTTCTGGCCTTGTCCTGATACTTCTGAATTGTCTTGCTCAACTTTGTTGCCGATACAGGGCGAAAGCGAATGTACAATTCAGGGCTGTCCCAACGGGGAACCTTAATGTCAATAAACAAGTCATTAACAATTTGTTCGCGACGCTTCTTCAGCGACAACAGGGGAGTCGTTTCGGCAATAACGTTAACGGCCTCCCCTGTTGTAACAACAGAAGGTTCCTGCCCCTCAATGATAAAATCAACCATGTTTCCTCCAGTGGTTTTGTTTTTAGTATACTACAATTTAGATTACGGTGACGACCGGCCAGGTGATAGCACCAAGGCTTGCGCTGGGCGCTGTGCTGCCGTTGCTGGAAGAGCCAGACGTAAGCGCAATCGTCTCAACGGAAAGGTCAACGTCAAGCATACGCACGTTGTTGCTGTTTGCGTCAGCGCCGCCAGGTGTCACCTTGGCAATACGGCCGGTGTAAACCGTGCCAGCGCCCCAAGCGTTTCCGCCATCGTCCAGAGGTTGCACAGTAACCTGAGCAATGCTGTTGCCGATAAGGTTAATCAGGTCGGACCAGACCGCGTTGTCAATTCCGGTGTTCCACGCCTTTGAAATTGTAACGTCTGAGTACGTGGGAAGGGCAAGAAATGAAATTTCCGGGCCCATGCCACCGGGGCGGTGCTTGCTGATTGACGCTTGCACGTCGCCGCCGCTGAACTTGTCGAAGACGTAGGGGGCGGACTTTGCCAAACTTGAGCCAAGCGTTACGCTTGCGGGCGTTACCAAAATTGACAGGGTTACAAGAAACTGCTGTTCTGAACCGAAGTAGGTCGGGGTGCCTGTGTTTGTAATAGACATATTTTTTCCTTAGAAGTTTGTTCTAGTTATTGAGGAAGCGAGGCAGTGACCGAGTACTTGGCAACACTGATGTTGACAAATTCACCAAACGGAGACATTTTCAGGCTGACCACAGCGTTGATTTGACCCAGCGCAATTGTTGAAGGAGTGTTGACGGAAGAACCAACGTTGACGACGTAAGCCGAACCAGCGGTGGCGCCGTAAAGGCTCCCGCGCAACCAGTACAGTTGGCACTGAGCGCCAAGAGCGCCAGCCAACTTGCCAAACAATTGGCCCTTGCCGTCAATTTCCTGAAAGACAAAACCTTCGGCAATTGAGTCAAACTGTTCAATGATTTGCATACGGAAACGAACGTTGCTGAGGTAGGTCCAGTTGGGGTTCAAAGCAGCCGAACGGAAACCGTAGATTGCAATTGTACCAGTGTTGGGGATGTTGCGAACAACGTTCACGCCGGCCGCGTTGAGGGCAGCGCGGTCAGAAGCAACGTAAGACTGGGTAACACCAGTAACGTAGTTTGCAGAACCGTTAACCACACCAGCGGCAGGGACGTTGGCGTCGTTTCCGGCGTCGTTGCGCGAAATGTTGGCCGCGACCAAAGCGACAGGAGGAACCGTGCGGTTGAACGCGTACGGGTTTGTCGCTGAAGGGTTGGTGTTAACGACGCCAGGACAGGTCAGCCACGGGCCAAAGAAGCCGGCGTACGACGGGTCCAAAACGGCCGCGTTGCTCTGGAAGGTGGCAACGGCGGTTGACATTGTGGCAGCGGTAGGCGTATTGACAACATCCAGCAACGCAACGCGGTTAAAGTTAACACAGTGGTTGGCAATGCTGGTGTAAACCGCGGCGCCGGTGTTGCCGGGGTACGAAACTTGACCGGGACCGTAGGCGTCTGTGATAGCAGCAAGAGCAGTAACAGCGTCGGCGTCGGCAACGGCTATGTCGGCGCCAAGCGTCAGGTAAACAATAAGAGGGGCAATGGCCGTGGTGGGAAGCGTAGAAGTACCGGCCATGGAAGCAGCGGTAACCATGCTTTGGTAGCCGGGCAACGAGTTGACCCAGTTGATAACGTCATTGTCGCCAGAAAGGCCGGAGACGGCGGCGTTGACGTTGCCGTTGTAGGCAATAGTAGCGCTGTAGTTACCAGTTGAAATGTAGTTAACGGTCAGAATGACGCCGGCGGCCGAAGCGCTGGACGAGTTGGCCCAAGTACCGGGACCGTTGGCGGTCAACTTCCAAACGCCTCCAAGGGCGGCTGAGGTGGCAACTGTTCCGGCGCCGGGGGCAACGCGGACGACAAACGCCTGCATACCGCCTTCGCGGAAAAACACGTCCAGCGAGTCGTAAAGCAAGGTGCTGTTTACGTTGGTCAGCGCGTAACGACCGGTGATTTGGCCGTTAACGATTTGACCAAAAACAGCGTTAAAGTCGCTCATTGATTGAATCGGAACCGGGATGTTGGCGGGACCAGCGGCAACTCCAAGCGCAAACCATGTGCCCGTGGGGTTATTGGTTTGCGTGTTGGAGGCGGCAGCGGTCACCGTAATATTGGTACCTGGGGCTTGAGCCATTAGATTTCTCCTGTGGGACTAGTTGAAACAGTTTCCTGGTTCTTAGAATTTTTTGTTGTTGATGCGGGCTTGGGCGCGACTTCTTGGACCTCTGAAACAACTGGGTCGGGGATAATCGAAGCCTGACCATTTGAGATAAGGTTCTCAATAACCGGCGTTAGATTAACAACATGGGTTTCCCCCATTGCCATCGGCTGCCCCAAGTCGTCAAACACTACATAGTCCGACTGGATGATGATTGTAACTAAGTTCATAGAGTTCCCCCTAGCGGGACTTTAGTGATAGAAATGTTGGTTGTTTCAACTTCTGGAATTGCCGCTGGGGCCGAAGTTGAAGGCACCGATACGCCACCGTAAATGTTCATTACGTTTGCGATGGTGACAAGAAAGCGAATGTGAGCAACGCCGGTTGTGCGGCCTGAACTGTGTTCGCCTTCAAGGTATTCTTCGCCAATCCAAAGCGTGTTTTCTGCAAGACCATTAAGGGCGCGGTTTTGCACGATGCACGTACGAATACAGGCTGCGTATGCTTGTGTCAACGCTTCGGTTTCTTGCCAGTCGGTAGTACCGTATAGGTAGACCATAACATCAACGTGGAAGTGAGCACGCACATTGCTTTGGTAAATCTCTGGCTGGCCCGCCGTGCCTGGAACCGTTACAAGAACGGCCGCTTTGGCGTTTTTGGGCAATGTCCGAAAATCGGGGCGGTGCCGGTACTCAAAAGGAACCGACAAAACATTGCTGCCCAATGCACGATTGAATTCTGCAATGTAAGTTGGAAACCAGGTTTGAAGCGTTGTATAAAAAGCCTCTTGAACAGAGTGACCGCCGTAAACGGGGCCGTAAGCGTCATCAAGATTGTTCATGGACCAATCGGTCCACCATTCTCTTTTAACCATTACCGCGTCCTCTTGCCCAGTGTTTTGCCGCCAAGAAGTTTAGTCTGTTCCGAACCGATTTTATGGCCTCGCCCATAGTGAATGTCCATGGGGTGCCCAAACGGACGAAATTCTTCGTTGGGGTTTCGTTTTTTAATCTTGTTCTCAAATTTGCGCAAATCTCTTTTAAGAGCATCGGTGCGATAAGAGTTGGAGGGAATCTTTACATTCTCTCGTTTTTGTTCCTTGGCGGTTCCCTCAAGAACGTAGAATTTAATAATTCTATTTGCAATTGCAATAAATGTCGGTCTAATTGTAACAAATTGTCGTTTGGGATTATTGCCGAGTCCGAGTTGGTGAACCGCTCCATAATTGTGGTTATGTGAATAACCGCCCGGTGCTTCACGGTTTGGGTCAATTGTCATTTCGATGGCTTTGGTGCCAACATATTTCAAATTGGGGTCCGAAGCGGCTTTGGCCAAATAACCAAAATTGAGCAATGCTGTGTCCGACGGGTTTCCGCCCTTAACGGCGCGTTCGCTATAAGTAGACCAATTGCTGCCATAGCCATAGCCTTCCGACAACGAAGACCAAAAAGTTTTAATTCCAAATTCTGGCGCGTAACCGCCACTCATAAACCGGCGGGCTTCCATCATTCCGAATTCGGCAACAATGGAGTTTAGGGCGGGCTGGGGGTCTTTAAGGCGCTCTTTGACTAACTCAAGGCGAGATGAAATGTCCTTAAAAGCATTTGAGTTTTTAAAAACGCCTTGGCCATAAACAATTGCCTTGACTGGCATTAGCCGCGGACCCAAGGACCAATCAGTTTATTGATTTGCTGGTCCATCTGGTCAAGATTCATTTCACGGCGCGTTTGAGGTTCGAATTCAAGCATGATAAATTTTGCGGCCTGGAAAAGACAGGCGCGGCGAAGCGAGGCCGGTATGCCGTTGGTGTAGCCGCCGCTGTAAACAACTTGAATTCTGGAGCCTTCGGGCGCAAATGTTCCGAGGCGAATCCAAACGTGACCGTCAGTTACGTCAGGTCCGCGAACGCCACCGTTCAAAAAGTCAATAGGCTGGTAGTCGCCGTATGTGCGGAAAATGGTCATGGACTCAATGGTGTAAGTCCAAAGTTCAGGGTATGCCGGCGCACAGTGGTCAAGCCAGAAGTGGCGGACCAGTGTTGAGGCGCCTAGCGCAATAGCCTGGGACATTCCCAATGAACCATAAATGTCCATTGGCATGTCAGCGTTATTGCCGTATTCTGCGGGGTCAATCCCGAAAAGACGGTCTTGGTAAATGTGCCCAGTAAACGGGGCAAGACGGCGACCGGTAATGTCTTCGATGTGTGCCGTTGCTTCGACAAGAATATCAGCGATTGTAGTCGCTTCTAAATCAACGACCAGTTCAGGATACCGCTTTGAAAATTCTTCTACCGTGGCAAGCGCAACGGGGTCCGAATATTGTGACCCGTTATTTGCCATAGTAGCCTATTCCTTTGAGCGTCGCTTGGTGGTTGATGTTACTTCTAAAGCCTCTGAGAGGTCGTCTCCGGGCTTTTCTTCTACAACAGGTGGCTTAGGAGCCGCCTTTTTGGAAACAGCCTTTTCGACCGCAACCTTTACTTCTTCTTCAATCTTCTTTACTTCTTTTTCAACAACAAAAAAGAGTTCTCCAGGAATTGAAAGTAGTTCGTGCGCAAGGCGAGGATGTACCTCAATAGCGCCCTCCGCGCCTACTTTTTCCCAAACCAGTCCGGCAGCGCCGCCCAGTTCTTTCTTTGCTAACAAAACCACTTTCAAAACCTTTCGATAAATCCAGCACAGCGGGCGGGGGAGGAACGAGGGGCCCCGCCCGCTGCACTAGAAGTGTGTGCTACTTAACCAGTAACAACAAGTTGACTAAATTAGTCAACAATGAAGTTAGGCGTGTACGACGTGTTGGTCGGCGTGTAGCCGTTACCAGCGGTGCTGTCGAGCGCGGCACGAACGTTAGCCAAACGACCAATGTACTTCGGAGCGCGAATAGCGAGCGTGGTGTCCGCAACAAAGGCGAACGGCAGGCTGTCGGGCGAAGCGGTGGTCGGGAACACGTTGACGGGCTGCATTTCACGCACGAACGGACGAACAATGTAGTTCGGGTCACGTGACATGAGGTAGATGCTCTGCTCGCCGTTTGAAGTCAACGGGTTGAGGCCGGTGTTCTTGTAGTAGTACGACGTGGGCGCAACACCAATGGCGTTGGTTCCGTTACCAGCGACAAGGGCGGCGCCGGTGTCGGTGATAGTGGTCGTGGACCAAGTGTTGCCTGTGCTGTCGAGGTAGAACGCGTCAACAATACCGATAAGGGTGAAGTTGGTGTTTACCGACTGCGAAGCACCAGCGGCGGTGCGGTACACCTTGTAGTGCGTAGGCTGCGAGCCCTCGGGACCCGTGGGGGTCGAGAAAGACAACTTAACACCACCGGTGGCGGGCGCCGCCGAGGCAGCAACCGAACCCTGGATTTCGCCAAAGCGGGCGATAACAGGAGCAACGACGTAACCGTAGGTGCCATTCAACGTACCGGTGATGGACGAAGTGGTCGTTGTGACCGTGCCCATCTGGTTGGTACGAGGCGACAGGAACGAAGACTTGACAATAGGGACGCCACGGTAGGTCGGAACAATCAGACCTGACTGGATTTCCACTTGGTCAACGAAACGTTGCTGGTTGATAAGCAGTTGCGAAAGACGGCTGTTGGCCGCGGGTGACATGACGAACATCCACTCGGAGTTCTCAACCGGCTCGGCAACGTTGGACTCAACCATGTCGATAAGAAGGTCAAGCGAACCCAGAGACAGGTTGTTGCCGCCCATGTTGATGGCGTTCTGGTCGATACCGTCTGTCCAGGGGTTGGCAATGCCGCCCCATGTAACTTCGCCACCGTAGTTGTCAATTGTGCCGCCGCCGATGCCCTGAGCAGGGCCACCAGTCGAAGCAGAAGTGAACGATGAGCAAATGACGTCAAGACCGTCGAACTGCGGGTAAGGGCCGTATGTTGTGGGCAGTTCAGCACCCCAAATGATAGCGGCTTCCATGTCCCAGTAAAGACCGCGGGCAGCGCCCTCGATTTCACGGGCGCGCAAGTCACCAATCAGGTCTGCGGTAACAGCCTGCGAGTAACCCGTAACGGCGCCAACGCTCTGAAGCAGACGAATCTGAAAGTTCTCCTGAGCGTAGTTGGACACGGACACTGAGCGAGCACCACCGTCGGTTACGAAACCACCGGTAGGCAACTGAGTGCGCTTGTTGAAGTAGTAAACTGTTGAGCCCCACTTGACCGTCGGCAGCGAGCGAACGAGCGGCGCATAGCGACGCTGGTACTCAAGCAATACGGGGTCAATCTGCTTCTGTACGAGTGCAGCAGCACCCGCGGCAGTAAGGGCCTCTTCCAAATCGTTAGCCATGGCTAATTCTCCTTAAATATTTTGGATAGGGGGTTTGTTGTTGCTTTTGCTTAGTAGCCGCGGTCGGCCTGGGCAAACTTGTGTGCGAAGAAGGGCGATGAACCCCAGATTTCGCTCTGGACCTTGCGGAAGTTCGTCGAAGACATTTCGGCCAACTTGCGGGGGTCCAGTTCCTCCGACTCTGACAAGTCAGAGGCGTCGTTTCCTACTGAACCACTGCCGACGTAACCCTTACGGAAGGTTTGGCCTCCGTTGCGGTACGACTCAACAGCATTCTTCTTTGTCTCGGCAACAGCAGCCTCGGCAGCCGACTTGGCAGCCTCAGCAATCATTGCTTGAACTTGCTCAGCGGTAAAAAGGTTTTCGCTCACGGTATTCTCCTGTGATTCGATAGATTCTTCAGCAGTGGCCTCGGCGGCAACTTCCTCTTCGGCAGGAGCCTCAGCGGCCTCTTCCTCTTCGGGAGCAACCTCAGCGGCAACTTCTTCTTCTGGTGTTGATTCAACGGGCTTCTGGGCGGCCAAGATAAAGCCGGCCAATGCCTTCAGGTCTGCATCGGACATGGTGCGGGAAGCGGTCGATTCGAGCGCAATTTCCTCAGCCGGAGCCTCAGCAGTGGTCTGGTCGTCAGTCATAGTGACTTCCTCCTCTGTTTTGGTTAAAGCATCGTCGCTCGACTCTGCTTGTGATACGGGTTTTCCACAAGTGGAACAGTACATGGCCGCCTGGGGAATAGACATTCCGCAACCATCGCAACCATCCCAGTCAACGGGGCTTTGAGGCACTAGCGTGCCACACTGGTGACAGAAAATTGCGTCTTCTGCGCATTCGGTGCCACACTCGGCGCATTCCATGTTGTTGTCGTCATGCTTAGCCATTAGGTCGTCATCCTCTGGCCCCATGCCGCTGGCGTCGCCAGTTGCATCTACCTGTGACCAGTCAGGCTTAGAAAGGTAAATGTCGCCGTCGTCATCGGGGTCAATGGCGTGCATGGCGGCAATTGCGCCAAAAGCAATGCGGTTTGCAACAACCTTCAACTGGTGAGGGTCAGTGGCATAGCCGGTAATGCTGATGCTATCGTCATCGTTGACAAGGGCGATAGAAGCGTATGCTTCGAGAACTTCTTGAACGTCAGCGGCCAACATAGCGTGTTCGCTGACAATGTTGATGCCAAACTTCTTGGCGGCAGACTTGATGCGAGACTTAACTCGGGCAAGTTGCGCGACGGTGTAAAGACTGGCGTGATGGCCCTGATTAATATATGACCAAGCAGCACGAACATGCGCAGCGGTGTTAATCGGGTAACGCTTTTTCTTGTCCTTCTGGTAGCCAGGGTCGGCGTAAGTAACGTCACCGTAGGGCTTTGAGGTGTCCTTTTCGCCAATAGAGTTAATGGCGTTTTCAACAGCCTCTTCTACAG